GCGACCGATCTACACTTCACTGGTCGGTCTGTCACTTTGCGCTGATCGACCGTTCATTGTGCAGCAGCCCCTCGAGACGTCATTTCGCCGGATGGCAATTGGTAATCCGGTAGATATCGAGAACATCGTCCAGGAGCGCACACAGTTCGAGATTCCGGATGCCTACTCCTTGGACTTTGTCACTGATGCGAGCAAGAACCGTTTCAAGTTCGTCCCTCCCCCGCCCCCGGTCCAACGTACTGATGTCCGATCGAACATCCCGAACGCGAGACTCATGGCCGCCATTCATGTCAATTCTTCTGCATTTGACGCTGCCAAGAATCTCATCGAGAGACAGCTCGCCACCACCAAGACCCCTGGTTTTTCCGGACGACACATTCGGGACGCCATTCGGCTTCACAACCGTTTCCGAGAATGTTACTACCTCGACTCTGCCGTTCCACAGGTCGAGCTGAATGCGGATTACGACTGGTTGGTGGGCAGGCTCAATGGTGCGTTCGATATGATCTGCGGTTCAGAGCCATTCATGGAAAGCGCGAAATCGATCAAGGTGGATGCTGAGTTTAAGACCCAATCCAAAGCGAAAGCAGTGGCTGGCTTTGCTGCCACGCTGCCTTATGGGCAGTCTATCCTTGCTAACTCTAAGGTGTTTAACTTCGCTTTCGCCGGTGCTCAACAGACCACGTACTTCAATCTCCCTCGTCTGCTGCGTCCTGGTATCATTCTGGATTATGGCATGTCTGACGACGATTTATCGGCGAAGATCCAATCCCTCGGCATTGCGCACCTTCTCAACGGGCCCAAGAATTTCCAAGCAGATGTTTCTCGACAGGACTCGTCCCACACTGCGGAGATGCTGCTGCAATTCCTTTGCGTCATGCGCGATTGTGGTGCCAGTGACGACATTTGCAACTTTTACCTGGCTTACTGCACACTTTACCACTTCGCTTCCCGTGGTGAGGACCAAACGACGGGTAAAGTTTCATTCAATCTCGGTTCCGGTGATCCTTGGACGCTTATCCGCAACGACGTCATGGAGTTGTTGGTGATTGCTTGTCGGTATCGTGACGCCAAGGTCGGTTACATCATCGAGAAAGGTGATGACGTGCATGGTTACCTGCCGACGCTTGAACCTGGGCCACTCGGTAACATGCCGTGCATTGCCTCGGTCACGCTCAAGACTGAGTACGGCGCGGTCGGTTATCATGCCGGGCGTTTCCACAATGGCATCCGTTACGTGGTAGACCCCATTCGTGCTTTCATGAAGCATCTCACACGTCTCCGTGACCCGAATGTGTCAAATTTGGAATTGTATCGTTCCATGGTCTCCCGCGCTACGGACTACACTGATGCTGAAGTCGAATTCCTTTACGTTGCTTGCGCTGCTCTTTACGACTTCTTTGAACCTGCCCAGTGTCGATCGATCGTGGACTATGTTCTGAAACTCCGCGATTACGATTTCTTCCTTGACTCTTACGACGATTCGACCAATCCCATCGTTGTTGATGCCCAGCGCCGTTGTCTCTCTGCTTGCGTTAAAGCACTTCTCCCCGGCAAGCCCCGTTCCTTCTATCGCTCTTTTGATCTTCTTTCTCGCGTTGACGCTTGTGCCGCATTGGATGCAGCCGGGGTCAAGTATCAATACGTTCAGAACACTTCTGCCCCATTCCACCTTCCCCCTCGTGTCATCACTCTTTCTGACACCCATGCTATCGTGTCGCTCTTCTAGGATCTTTAATTCTAAAGAGAAACTGGCTTCTGCAGCTTTTTGGAACGCTCCCGACACTTTTACTCTTCCCAATTATTTTCAACACCATTTCCGCTCTCTCGAACACGACATGTCTGATGCCAAGACTCAAACCCACACTCCTGCTCCTTCTCAGTCTAACATCACTGTTCCTGTCCCTCAGCAAGCTCCAGTGGCTGTTGTTGGCGGTCTCGATCATGCTGGCGCTGTACATTCTGGCGGCCAGCCAAACCCTTCCATCCCCGTGTCTCTCGGCACTATTTGGATTCCCATTGAATGCCACGTCCACTGTGGTTCACTCACTGGGGACGCCCATGGAAAGGGCTGGGACCTCCGCTCGCACCCCAACGTCGAATTCTTGCTCAGAATGGCGGCGGCAGTCAACCTTGTCTCGATCTCGATCTTCGTCTACCAGGCGAAGGTCGTTCCAATCGGAACCGGGTTCAAGCCTCGCCACATTCGATTTGGGGTCGGCCCAAGCAAACTTACTGTTCACTCCACAGTCCCCGGAAAGGGGAAGGACGATAAGTTTGTCGAGTCCACAGTCAACCGAGTTGGCTTCCTTCCCTCTATGGTAGATTTCGTCACTTCTTGCACCATCGCGACTAGTGCTCGTGCTTCCTGGGGAAAAGGAAAGGACTTTCCGTTCCCGCCCGGCCTCCAGCTCGACCTTCGTGATGCTGAGACCAGGTTTACGTACCCCGCTGTGTACCTCGCGCAGACCTCCCCCGACTCAGACTCGGAGGCTGTTGTGAGTTGCCAGATTTCATTTGTGGTGCTCCCTTCTGGAGCAGGAAACCAGAACCCCTTCCAAGTGGTTCTCTGAGATTTCGGCCGTGTCCTCGTGTTCTTTTTTGTGGTTTTGTCAATTTTTCTCCCCGCG